TTAGCAGTCATATATTTCATTTCCACTTTACCTGAAGATAATGGATTATCCTTAGGATATATTAATCCTTTAGAGGGCAAATCGACAATTTCAGTTGGGAATTTAAATTTGTTTTCTGTAACTTGTTCTTCCATACTATAAATAACTTATTTGTGGATATAAATATATAAAAAAGAAAAAGGTGTTCCAAAAGGAACACCTAATTCAGGGTATGGAGGGTTGGGGTATTTTAGAAGTTTAATATACAGTAATCCATTGCAATGGTGATATCTAAATTAACGGCAGCATCAGCGCTCCAGTCATATTCACCGAATGTGGCAGTTTTACAATAGGCACCTTTGATTATCCATTGAGAAACCACGTCTCCTACAGGACCTAATATATCTAGTTGTAGATCTTTTTTATAGAAATCTGAATATCCATCACGTCCTGTTACACTTTCGTGTGCTAGTCTTGCCCATTCCATTACGGCTTGAGCTCCTGATGGGGTTACAGGATCATATAATCCTAGTGTCATATCATTCCATCTTACTTTACCTTTTACTTTACGGTATACATTAATGTGGTCTAATATGATTTCACCAGCTTCAAATCCAGGCGCAGTAGCGTTCTTTATCAGATATGATGGAACACCATCAATGAACATGATAAACCTGTTTTGTACCTTTGGTTCAAAGGCGGTGAACATTATTTCGTTGGGATCTTTTACTGCCATTTTATTTTATGTTTATTATAAATATTGCCTTTTTAAATTTCTACTCCAGTTGGTGTAACATTAAAGTCTAGTACTATAAATTCAGCCGTTCTTGTTGGTTGAATAAATATCTGTCCTACCAATTGGTTTCTATCAATTACGTCAGGCGTATTATTGGTATCATCCATTACAACTCTAAAAGCAAATATACCTTGTCTTTGTTGAATTGATTCTAGGAATGGATTTACTTGGTTTAAGAATCTACCTCTTGTAGCAGCGGTATTTTGTTCAAATAACAATCCTTCTCCAATTTGTCCAATTACTCTTTTTACTTCAATTAATAATCTACGAACATTTACTCTATCTAGAGCTGTTGATTTAGTTTGAAGTGTTTTCTGACCAAATATTACTGGTCCTTGTCCTGGGAATGATGCAATAGGGTTTACTTTACCAGCATATAGTTTATCTCTATCTCCTGGAGGTAATTTTCTTTCTGCTTGAATAGCACCACCTACACCACCTCTATTGAATCCAGCGGGTGCGAACCATTCAGCTCCTAATCTATCATTTGTTGCATATACTGCAGGGATTAATGTTGAAGCTGGTACAAATACTAGTTTATTTGTTTCAGGTGATAATACCTGAACCCAAGGCCAGTATGTTGCAGCATAACTTGAATCAACTGTTCCTGCTGATGTTAGTGCTTGATTTACAGTGGCACCATAATTTCTTGTATCAATTACAGCAATTGCGTCTCCTCTTTCAGCTACTGTTGTAATTAATGTGTTTGTTGCTACAGATCCATTTTGAATTGTAACACCAGGAGCGGTAATTACTTCAAAATCATATTCGTCTTTATTCTCTAATAAAGCTATTGATGATGTGTAGTTAGAAGCAACTACACCTTGAATTGAAGCAACATCAATTTCTTCAAACATTTTTAATTTTTGTGCTCCTGAACCAAGACCAAATATTGCTCCTTTAGCACCACTAAAGGCTCCTTCACTTTGAGAAGCATTTATTGAACCACTACCTACTTTAGGTAATGAAGAAGTATATTCTGGTTTGAAATTACCATCGTTATCTAGGTAATTTAATGTTGGGTTTATAACTGAAGATACTCTTACGTAGCGGCTGTTGTTAACGTAAGATCCAGTTATTTGAATAAATCTGTTTCCATCACTGTCTGTATCGAAGTTTTGGGCTTGATTACCAATTACAGATTCAATATAATTTGTTGAATTAGGATCTAATGATAAATCATTCCAAGTTTCTAAGATTGACTTGTTTTTGGAATTATCGTCTCCTCTTCTAATTAATAAACTAAATTGTCCACTTCCTGAATCTAGACTTGCTATTTCATAGCGAATGTTATCTCCTGATCCCGTTACTAATGAACCACTAGTAGTAACACTACCTGAGTTGTTCATAAGATCTCCTTGAGAAATAGTTTCTAAAGTAAAGGATCCAGTTTTATAATCTAAAGAATGTGTACCTAGTGCAGCCGGAGTTGCTGTTGCTGGTAAATAAGTACCAGAAACAATTCTAGTTACTAATATAGATTCTCCTCCTTGTTGGAAGTAGTTATAAGTAGCGATTGAAGTTAAGTATTCATATGAAATACTTGCACTTTCAAATGCACCACCAAATTTGCTTTTGTAGTCGCTATATGAGCTAACGAGTGTTGGAATATTAACAGGACCTTTTACTGTAGGACCTAAAATTGCAGCACCTGCTGATATTGGACCTTGTGTAATTAGTGTTTGGTCGTTTTCACGAGTTAATACACCTGGGGATAATAGAGTTTCAGCCATTTTATTCTAGTTATTTTATCAGTGATAAATATGCAGAAGACTTATAAAAACATTATTAAGGATATATAATATCACCTGTTTTTAAGTTAATTTGTGCTTCTCCGTATTTTTCTTTTAAATTGTCTCCTAATTGATTTTCTTCTTGAAGAAGTTTACTATATTCTACATCTAAATATTCTTCTTCTTTTTCAACATTAAGTTTTTTTAAAGCTAATTGTCCTAACTTTAAAGTAATTTCTTGAATACTTTCTTGAAATTTAGCAATTTGTTGTAATTCTTCTTTGGTTACTTTTGTTTGTTGTTTTTCCATAACTTAATTTAATTTAATTTTTATTTTCTAATTTATCTATACGAGCAGATAATTCTTGAATTGTTTTAATAAGAACTGCTGTTAATTTAGTATAGCTTATTCCCTCCGCATTACCATCAACACCTATTGAAACTAATTCAGGATATATTTCTCCTACTTCTTCTGCTATTAAACCTATATCTCCTCTATTATCATCTTTCCATTTAAAATGTACAGGTCTTAATTTATATACATTATCAGATTGAGATCTTAAGGGTTTAACATATTTTTTATATCTTAAAGCTGATGTTTCTGTAACAGAAGTGGCATTTAATGATCCTGTTATTTGGATATTATTTGAAGTAGCATAAAAGGATCCAGTTTGTGCAAACGGACCTCCACCAGCTAAATCTGTTAGACCCGAACCATCACCTTGGAATGAACCACTAAACCCAGCACTTGCAGACACATTACCTGTAACACCTAACTTAGTACCATCAAATGTTAGATTTGCTTCAGCATTTGCATTAGTAGCATCTACTGATGTAATTACTCTATTATTAGCAGAATTTGCTACAGTATAACCTGAAATGCCTGTTAGACTAGAACCATCACCTATAAATGAACCACTTACTGTTCCACTTACAAATAAACTACCTGTTAATGCAGTACTACCACTAACTCTTAATGCTAATGCACTACTACCAGTTACTAATAATGAACCCGATACTTTTTGAGAACCAGTTATATTATTACTTCCACTTTGAAATATACTTCCTGATAATACTGTACTGCCACTAACTAGGATACTTCCTGTTAATGCTGTACTACCACTTACTCTTACTGCTAGAGTTGAACTACCTGTTACTAAAAATGATCCTGAAATAGCAGCTGATCCTGTAAATGGAAATCCTGAAACTGGTGATCCTCCTACTGTTAAATCACCATCTACATTAACGGTATCTCCAGATATGGGGGTTATAGTATTAACTTTTAAAGTACTCATGTATATAAATATTTATTTTTATTTAAAAGGCTTCTATTTTTAAAGATGATCCTGCAGTAACGGTGATGTTAGTACCATTAGCTACTGTTAAGGGTCCATAAAGGGAATTGTAAGAATTAGCTGCTGTTGTATAATCAGCAGATAAAGTAATATCATTACTATATCCTACAGCACTAGTATTTATACCTGTTAGTCCTGAACCATCTCCAATATAGGCCGAAGCCGATACTTGCCCATTTACTTCTAAGGTTGTACCATTAAGTAACTGAACTTTATCAGACTTTATTCTAACTCCTATATTATTAGAACCTGCCTTTTTATTTGTAATTTCAATAAGACCATCTTCTGAACCATCACTAGCATCCTGAATCTTACCAGTTATTTTAGCGTATACTATTTCTTGATCAGCATCATTTTCTCCTTTAAATTTTATTTGACCTAAATAATCAGAATCTGCGGGGGAAGTAGAATTTCTTTTAAGAGTAATTACAGGTGCAGCTGTAGAAGAATTTTCTGTAGTAGTTAATAACAAAGAATCACCTGTAGTGTTATTATCTATTGTAAGTGTAGATAGATTAGCGGCGGAGCCACTAACAATGACTTTTTTCCAGTTTGGCATATATACTCTATTATGGTTGGTTACAGGTTTGCCTGTCCACTTCCCTTAAGGGCCAATAATATCAAATATAAATATTAATTTATTTCTAAATACGCTTTTTGAAGTTTAGAAGTTAAATTATAGATTAATTCTATTTGTTCCCCTTTAAAGGTAGAATTTTTAACTAAACTTAATAAGAACTCTAAATCTTTTTTATTTAATAATAGATCTTCAGTAGTAGAAGTTTGTTTTCTATTATCTTTTTGAACTTGTAAACTATTTGCTTTAAAACCCATAACTAAATTTTTTAAAAAATTACGAATATATGTAAATTTCACCATTATCTGCTATAAACATGTTACCCCCTTTAGTATATCTGCCAGCAGTATCTGTAGGATCATTATCACCACTTCCTCCTTCTACTACATTTACAAAAAATACATCGGGTTCAATTAAATTTTGAGTAGCATCAAATGAACTTGTAGAACCAAATCTTAAAGTATTAACATCATAAGCAAATACTACACCTCTACCATTAGAACCCTGTTGTACTACAAAACCACCTTCTCCTACTGCATTTGAACCAGATGCTAATCTAATAAACCTATCTGCAATATCCAAATCTGTTGTATTTTGGAAAGAAGCAGTACCTTGAACTGTTAAGTTTCTATTAATTATAGCATCTCTAGTAATTGTTACATCTTGACCTATTGTTACATCATTAGGTAATCCTATTGTTACTGTTTGACCTGATACAGTAGTTTCTATTTCATTACTAGTACCTGCAATATCAAATGTTTGAGTTTGTAAATTTACTGTTGATGTACCACCTGAATCAGCATCTATTGTTAAGGTTGTAGCGATTCCTGTTAAATCTGAACCATCACCTTGGAATGAACCACTAAATGAACCTGAACCTGCTCTAGATAATGTAGAAATATTAGCAAAAGAAGCTGTTGCGTCAGCACTTAATGTTGTAGCCCTTGCAGCTACAGAAGCTGAAGTAGCAGTTACAGTTGGTGCTAAAGCATTTGCTCTAAGTGCAACAGAGGCTGTTTGAGCATTAACAGCTGTTGAAGCTGAAGTTGCTGTGACTGTAGGTGCCAAAGCATTAGCTCTTGTAGCAACTGATGCTGTTTGTGCTAATATTGATGTAGATGATGAAATTGCAGTAACTGCAGTTAAATTAGAACCATCACCTTGATATGAACCTGAAAAAGAACCTGAGGCTTTTGCTACACTTAAATTATTTAGTTCAGCATTAGATCCTGAAACAATTACTTTTTTCCAACTTGGCATATCCTATAATTTGATTATATTAATAAATATTTAAATTCCAACAAAAAACTGTGATGCACTATATATTAAACCTCCATCAATAGGAGTAGCTATTCCATTATATTCAGATATTTCTAAAATACCTTCTTTATTTATTTTTAAACTACTACTAGGGGTGCTAACTATGAAAGGTGTTTCATTTACAGAGGAAGAAATTTCTAATTTAGCAGATGCGGATGTTAATCCTATACCTACTCTAGCAGCATCTTTATGGATCAAAATTATAGATTCATTAGTTTTACCATCTATAAATTGTACATCTTCTGTACTGCCTACTGTTTGTAATCTAATTGAACCTGTAACATCAAAGTTGTCTGCTGTAAAGAAGATAGAACCTGATGCAGGTACTATTCTAACATTTTTAGCCATTTACTTGTGTCTTAAGTATCTCTATTTCATCTTTTAATTCTTGAACACTCTTAACTAATACAGATACTAATTTACTATATTTTATACCTTGAGTAGTACCATCATCATTTAATGTTACAAATTCTGGGTATAATAATTGTACTTCTTCAGCAATAAATCCTTTATCTTCTTCATTACTTTCTTTCCAAGTAAAATCAACCGGTCTTAAACTATAGATAATATCTAATTGACTATCCATAACTTCAATATCCTTTTTATATCTTAATGCTGAGGTTTCTGTAATAGAAGTAGCACTTAATGATCCTGTTATTTGGATATTATTTGAAGTAGCATAAAAGGATCCAGTTTCTACAAATGGACCTCCACTACCACCACCTCCACCTAAACTACCTGTAGTATAGGCTATTATTCCCGAAGATGTGTTATAAGAAAGTATAGCGGGAAGGTTATTATTTTGAACAATACTAGAAGTAGCAATTAAAACACTTCCAGATATTGTTGTACTACCACTTACAAATAAACTACCTGTCAATGTTGTACTACCAGTAACTCTTAATGCGGGAACAAATAGATTACTACTTGATACAAATAATGCACCTGAAATTGCGGTTGAACCTGTTATACTTGTACTTCCACTTTGTAATAAACTACCCGATAATATTGTACTACCACTAACTGATAAACTTCCGGATAATGCTGTGCTACCACTAACTCTTACTGCTAGAGCTGAACTACCCGTTACTAACAATGAACCAGAAACTGTACTAGATCCTGTAATTTGTGTGCTACCACTTTGTAGTAAACTTCCTGATAGTGATGTGCTACCACTAACTTTAAGAGCATTTGCTCCGCTACCAGTTACTATAAGTGATCCGGATAATGTTCCAGATCCCGTAAATGGGAAAGCTCCTATACCGGTTAACCCAGAGCCATTTCCTATAAATGATCCGCTTACTGTTCCACTAACAAATAAACTACCTGTTAATGTTGTACTACCACTAACTCTAAGGGCATTTCCACCACTACCTGTTACTATTAAAGAACCAGATAATGCTTGAGAACCTGTTGCGTTAAGTGTACCTGATGTACCTGAACTACCAGATGAACCAGAAGTACCACTAGTTCCAGAAGAACCAGATGTACCTGATGAGCCACTTGATCCCGAAGAACCAGAAGTTCCACTTGAACCAGAAGTACCAGCAGTACCGTATTCTCCTGTTAAATTTACATTCCAACTACTTTTTGTTCCTGATCCTCCTATTACTACACTATTAAAAGTTAAAAGACCATTACCACTATTATAAGCAGTAACTGGGCCAGTCATATAATTAGCAACATTAGAAGCATCAACAACTATAACATGGTTACCAGCTATATATGATAAACCAGTTTCAATAGTTAATTGTTTTCCAGCTCCTGTTTCAATTGGTAAATTTGTAGAAGATGTAGTTTTAAATCTATTTCCTGATGTACCTGAAGATCCAGAGGTACCATTTGTACCGGATGTTCCTGAAGATCCTGAGGTACCTGATGAACCCGAACTACCAGATGAACCAGATGTACCTGAAGTTCCTGAAGAACCAGAAGTACCAGAACTACCTGATGAACCTGAAGTACCTGAAGTTCCTGATGTAGTAGCTCTTCCAGAGAAAGTTACATTACCACTGCCAGTATCATAAGCTAAAAGAAAAGTAGCACCATCAGTTTCTGATATACTACCACTATTAATACCAAAGCTTCCTGTAATTCCAAGAGAGCCCGAAATTAATATATCATTATCTGCTTTTGAAGATAAAGAGTTTATTATTCTATTAACATGTTCGGCACGGATTATACTTCCACTTGCGATGCCTGAGGTACTAATTGTAGCCATATTGGTGTTTTACCTAAGAGTTATTCCCTAATAAATATTAACTAAGGCTACGAGTAATGCCTTCTATTACAGTTTTAGGTAAAATTTTCTTAGTACACTCAAATTGTCTTGAAGTATCTTTATGTACAGGACACCAATCCCAATCTCCTGCATCTAATTTAAAATTATTAAAACAAGAATTACAAACATCCTTATTAATAATGCGTTGAATATTAGTAGTAAATTCAGTCCAACTTGAACTAAATCCCGAAATCATTACTACAGGTTTTTGAATTGCCCAAGATAACCAAGCTAACCCACTAGATACACCTATATATAATTCTGAATGGTGAATTAAGTTTATGATTTCTTCTATGGGTAAATCACCTGTTTTATTAATTATATTTTTAAAAGGTTTTCCTTGGGGTAATTTTCTATTTTCCCAACTATTATCATGTTTTTCTTTTGATATTTGAACTACTTTATAACCTTTGTTATTTAAATAATCTATAATATCTTGCCATCCAGTAGGATGTTGCCAATATTTTGCACCTGCTGAAGCATGGGGTGATATACAAACATATTTTTCTTTAATAGGTTTATCCTTAATTTGATAATCTATTTTAGGAATAATTTCTTTATATTCTAATCCTAATATATTAGTTGCAGTTTGTTGCAAAGTAAATTGTTTAGGATCATAGGGTTGTTTAAAACCATCTAAGTTATTTGTATCATTATCATAATACCATCCTATCTCATACATTGCATATAAATTAGGAACAGTACTTCCAGGTTCTACAAAATCTAATTCAGGATATTTACTTTGAAAAAACTTATTCCAAAATGTAGATACAGTAATATGACAATTGTGCTTCTTTTTAAATTCTAAAGCATAAGGAAACCATGCTCATGTATCACCTAGTGATTTTGAACCAAAAGATATATAAATACGTTTATTAGATGCATTATATTTGTGGGATGTAACTATTTTTCCATTCTGGTCTTTAACTTGTATATCCCAATTTATAAAAAATTTATGAAAAGATTTTCCCCAATGATTATTTTTTAAACTAACATGATATTCACTTTTACCTGTATCTTGATTAATAAAATCTACTAAATGTTCTTGATTCGCATCTCGTAAACAAGCATACGGACCATCTACAAAATTTGCTTCTAATCTAGGAATTTTATTTTTAGGAGTTATTTCAATTTCTAATAAACGATTATATGCCTTTTTAGCTTGGTTTTTCCAAGAAAATTCTTGTCTTATTTCTTTAGAACGTTTTAAATGCCATTTTTTCCAAATATTATAATTACTATAAGAATCTTTAATTTTTTTAACTAAATCTTCTAAATTAGGAGTATAAAAATTACCTGGGATGTTATGTTCATAGGATAAATTTTGATTATTTGTAGCAGGTTCTTCACCTAATATTTCTACTCCTAACCCTTCACCCTTAGTAAATTCAAGTTGACCAGAACATTTAGTATAAATTGAGGGAGTACCACAAGCTAGTGATTCAATTAAAGGTAAATTCCATCCTTCAGCACGGGCACAAGATATTAATACATTAGCATTTTGTAATAATGAAATATATTGTTTTCTGTCTAAAAACTTTAATATTTTAATTCTATCATCTTCTAACCCATGATATTTTAAACGTTCTTCTGTAGAATTCATACCATCTACAGGATATGGGTTTTCTACAGTTAATAATAATTCAACATCTGGGTTATTAGGGAATGCTTTGAGAAAACCTTCTATACTTTCTTTTATACCTTTTCTATAATCCCATCTACCCACTATAATAAATTGAAATTTATCTTGTTTTTTAGGTCTAGATGGTGGTTTAAATATATTTCCATCTACTCCTTCAGGTATAACAAATATTTTATTTTCTGGGTATCCTTGTTTGATGGATATATCTTTTTGCCATTCAGTTGGTACCCAAAGTTCATTTAAAGTAAGTAATTGTTGAAAAAATTGTGGAGAATACTCTGTTGATTCCCAAACATTATACCCTATTGTATAACCATCATAAGCATCATAAAAATAATGATGATCATGCTCTTCTAATATAATATCAATATCAGCATAATAACTATCTTTATGGGAATATATGGGGACATCATTTCTAGAATTATTATTATTATTCCATAATGTTTGCAAATGAAGCATCTTTTTCATTTGCGGAGTAATATAAGGTTCTTTATTATGGGGAGTATTACTAGAACCGTGCCATGATTTACCTACTGTAAAATTTCTTACTTTAACAGGAGTTAATTTATCAAGCTCAGTAAAAAATGATTGCGCATGGTTAGCGTACCCTGTTGTGCCAATAAAACTCGTATGAGCTTGGATTTTCATAACATTTAATATAATAACCTTTATTTAATATTCCTAGAAACTTCCAATAGTTACTTTTTTCCATTGGTGACCATCATAAAAGGCTAAATTAGATCCAGTTACAGCTAAAGAACCAGAATTAACACCACTTGGTAAGGGGTTTGAAGGAGCTAAACTTATTACACTAGAAGCAGTAACAAACATAGATCCTGTTACTACTAAAGACCCACTAATTTGAGCAGAACCAGTATATGGGAAGCCACCTATATTTAAAGTAGATTCTAAATTTGTATTCCAACTAGAGAATGTTCCACTACCTCCTATAATAGTTACATCTACTATAAGTTGACCTGTTACTATATTATATGAAGTAATTCTACCAACCATATAATTAGCTTTATTAGCAGTACTAGTTACTGAAATAGATTGTCCAGTTGTATAGGCTAATCCTGTAGTTGCTGTAATTGTTAATGATCCTACTGCTATAGTAGCACCTGAACTTGATGTTCCTGCAAAAATACTTCCACTACTACCTGAAGTACCAGATGAACCTGATGTTCCAGATGTACCATTAGTACCTGATGCACCTGAACTACCTGATGAACCACTTGTACCACTATTACCAGAAGTACCAGATGTACCATTTGTTCCTGAAGTACCGTTTGTACCTGATGTCCCTGAAGAACCAGATGTACCTGATGTACTATTAGTATGGTATACATCTCCTGAAGAAGTATTATATGCTAATACTACAGCATGGTTGCTATTTTCTATAATACTACCTGTTGCAATCCTAAGACTTCCAGATACATTTACTGACCCAGATATAGTAACATCATAGGGTCCTGTTGCGCCATTCAATGCCTCAATGGGTCTTAATATGTGAGTAGGTTCTATTACACTACCACTTGCTATTCCTGAAGTACTTATTGTTGCCATATATAATAAATATATATTAAATTATTGTTTCTTTAAATACAGTTTTAGTAACGTTATATGACTTAGGACTAGGTCCTGCCATTGCAGCATTTATACCACTTGGTATAATGTATCCATTAACTAAAACATTCATTGTTGTTCTATTTGCTCTATCACTTCCATTTTCTAGTAAAATAGGTGTATTAAAAGTATCTATATTTGCTCTAAACATAAAACGTTCAGGATCACCCCAATATGAACGAGCAGCAAATTCTATTGCTTCTGTTATTTCGTTTGCTTGTTCTACATAATCAGTAAAAATAGACATAGTATAAGTAATATCTAAATAATCAGGGATAATACCTAAAATATATTCTTTTTGAGGTTTTTGACCTCTTAATACATTAAAATTATCATAAACATTTCGTTTAGAATATCCTGTTTCAAAATATTCTACATTATTTACTTTATTACCATCTAATTTATTACCTATAGTATTATTTTTAGTAAAACTATCTCTTTTAAACATTACAAGAGGTACCATTGTTTTACCATTTTTATCTCTATAAAAACCATCTGCTTGCATTGATTTCCATCTTTCAGGAGAACCATAAATTACAGGAACAGTTAATTGTTTATTATTTTGAGTAACTACGGGTTTAATTACATTTTCAAGATAATATAAAATAGAGGCATCTATATCTTTTAAACCAATAGAAAAAGTATTATTTTTAGTATCATCTTTTATAGATACTTCTAAAGCTCTATTATGTTCTGGTTGACCCGGATTTACTTCAATTGAAGCTGGAGCTTGTTTAGATAAAATTTCTTCTTTAGTATCAGGATTTTTATAAGGTTCCTGGAATTTAGATAGAAATTCTCGTTTTGTATATGGTCTTGGTTTAAACTCCATTAACGTTGTTCTTTAATACCTAATCGTTCTGGTCTTGTATAATGACAAGTTAGTATAATTGATAAACTTGTACCAAAGTCATCTACTGTATCACTATAAGGATAAGATGGATCTTTACCTACAAGTAATTGATTTTCTACTAAATTATCAACTTCATAATAATCTTCATTCCATAAAACTGCATCTCCTATTTCAGGGACTACATTTGCATCAACTAAATCTTTTCTAAAGAAACGAACTGATAATGATCTGTTTCTATCTACACCAAAATCATCATTTGTTACTTCTTGTTCGCCTCTATCGAGCAAACACTTAATTAAAACAGGGCCTATCCACGTTTTATTTTGTGCTTCACCATAAATGTTAGCAGGTGTCGAATCCAATTTAGGCTTGTAGTATCCAACCTGTTGTTCGATAATTCTATGCAAGAGCTCTGTATTAAGCCCTTGAAATAGTAATACATCTCTATTTTTTCCGTATAATGCCATATTATGCTATAAAGATAGGTAAAGGTACTTGATCTAATGTTGTTTTCATTGAATTTGCTTCTTCAGCTTTACGTTGAAGTTGCATTTTTCTAGAATTTTCATCTAAATCAGTTCTTAGTTTTTCAATTAAGGCAGCTTTTTCTAAATTAGCAGCAGAAATTAAATCTGCTTGATTTAGTGTTACTTCAGCTCCAGGAACAGGTACTTGTGAATATTTACCTCTTACATATCCTAATAATTCTTTAGCTAAAGCTAAGGCATATTCAAATATCCAATATCTTCCAGGTGCATTAATATATTGATATGTTGGGTTTTCATATGGTACATTTGAAATATCTGTCACCATATTACTTCCTGAAAATGCAGGAGTAGTAGGTGCATTTCTTTCATCTACTTTAATATATTGGATAAATAATTGTCCAGTAGCATTAGGTATAGGGAATATTCTTAATTTATTATTTACAAGCTCAAATGAAAATGCTGATTTTCTAATTTGATCATTCATTTCAATAGCTTGAATTACAGAAACATCATAATAAATTGGCATTAATAAGAAATTAATCGCCGGGGAATAATTTCCAAATCCAAATACATCTAATAATTGTTGGGATCCATATCCTGTACCAGCATAAGGATCAAAATATCTTACAATTGCAGGAGTGTTTTGATAAAAAACTTGTTTTACTTCAATTGACCCTGTAATACCTTGTGCGTCTTTCCAAGGATCTAAATCATATTCTTGAATAGATGCTGTTAATGGAATAGACCCTGTATACCAAGTAGTATTTCCTCCTGAACCTGCTTCAGAACCATAATTTTCAGCTATTCTAATAACATTTCCTAAATTAGGATTAACTATTTTATTATTTAATTCCGAACCTGTTGTAGAAGCTTCTAAATTTATAAAGTTATTTCGTATTTGATATAAATAAACTTCGTTACCATATGTAGTAACTGCTTCTTCAAAACAAGCATAGAATGAACCACTACCCATTTCTACATCTACTGTAGGATATCCTAAACGAGAAGCACAAAATGATGCTACTTTATCAGCATCAACTTGAAAATTAGTATCATAATCATAAAATCCAAATGGTGTTTGTCCCGGAATAAATGAAGATTCACCTGTGTATATAGTGGGATTTTGAGACATAGTATGTTTTTATATAAATATTATAATGGTTTACTTATTTTAGGTTTTAATACTTCAAATTTACCTTGATCATATCTTTGGGCATGTACTATAAAAAAACAATGTGGTTTTCCACAATCACATCCAATTTTAACTTCTTTTTTATTAATTGATTCTACAAAATGTACACAAGCATTGCCTATAGGAGTTAATTGTACTGTAATATCAATATCATCTGTTAAATCTTCCCAATAATCGGGTAAATATATAGTATTAGATGTTTTTAATTTACCCCTATAATAAATACCTCTTTCAGGTCCTTCTAATGAGGAATGCATTAACCAATATCCTGGTTTTTGAGGGTGGTTTATTCTAAAATTTTTAGTTGCTGCATCTAATGTACCTTGAACAAATACATCTCCTATAACATTAAGTACTTCACCACTAAAAGTAAAATCATTAGTAGCATCTATACTACCTGTAAAAGATCCTGTAAATGAACCCGTAGTAGCTGGAAGTGCAGAAGTACCTGATGTACCTGAAGTACCAGTATTTCCAGAAGAACCAGATGAACCTGAACTTCCAGATGTACCAGATGTACCTGCGGCTCCTGTATCACCTTTTTCACCAGTAACTACAAAAGATACTATAATATCTTCATTAAGAGAAAAAGGAGAATCTGCCGAGTAACCTACATTATTAAGGTCTAATTTATAATATCCTACTGCAGATGTTAATTCTGAAATTTGGAATAAAAGATATTGTGCAGCATCTAATTTATTGGATACTCTTACATGACCTTTTATTGTAGAAGTAGAAGCATCTATTGTTTGTAAAAAAGCTACTATACTATTACCATTATCATCTGTGTTATCTATATAAATTTGAGTACTATTTCTTTGGGTACTTTCATTTAATTTTAATTTACCAGTACCAGGGTCTGAATCTGTGGGATTTGTATTGAAAGTATAATCAAAAGTAGCTCCTCCAAAATTTCCATCCTGCCCAGAAGTACCTGAGCTACCTGAACTCCCAGAAGAACCATTTGTTCCCGAGGTACCATCTGTTCCTGATGTACCATCTGTTCCTGATGTACCTGAGCTTCCTGAAGTACCTGATGTACCCGCTGCTCCTTGTACTCCAGAAGTACCAGATGAACCTGAAGTACCTGATGTACCTGCTGCTCCTTGTACTCCAGATGTACCTGAAGTACCAGTATTTCCAGAAGAACCAGATGAACCTGAACTTCCAGATGTACCAGATGAGCCATCTTCTCCTATTCCAGATGTACCTGAAGAACCTGATGTTCCTGAAGAACCTGAAGATCCTGCAGTACCAGAACTACCTGATGTACTTGATGTACCAGATGTACCAGAAGTACCATCTTGTCCTATTATACCTGATGTTCCAGAACTACCAGATGAACCCGAAGTACCTGTAGCACCTGGGTCTCCTTTAGGGCCAGGTGTAGTTATATTAACTACTCTAGAAGTTTCTTGAGTTAAATTTACTGATGTGCCAGTTTTATTATTAGTAATAGTAATATTTCTAGTATCTTCATTTATTACTATTTCATTGGCTGGTGGTGTTTGAAGATCAAGTTGTTGATTAGTTATATTAACACCTACTGCATTTGGATCAAGAGCTTGTCCATTAACAATAACTTGATTGTTTGTAGCCTGTAGATTGACATCACTGGCATTAGGTGTTATAGTGACTTTATTAGCCATTAAAATGATCCTGTAGTGATATTTTTAGATACTTGTACTTGTCCTTCTAGGATACGAGTTACTTTTGTATTAATACCACTACCTGATGCTATTTCTAAATCATAATAAGCTTTATCAAAATCTAATATAGAAGATGTTAAATAAGAAATAAATATTCCTATTGAACCTGATTCTGGTGGGTTAGTACCTCCTGAACCACTTATATTTAAACCAGTGCCATCATCATTTAAACTACTAGATAATGTTAGATATAAAGCGCTAGATCCTGTTTGTTCTGCTCTTAATTGCATTCTAGCTTGATTATCTTTTAAATCAATAGGGGTTCCAGATGCGTCTTTATAAAGAATTTCGAAATCAGTAGTAGCTCCTTTTTCAATTACAAAAGAATATTTTCCTGCTGCCATGTTTATTTTATTAATAAATATTTACCTTTTTTGTGTTCCACTACTACCCGCAGTACCAACTATTCGTTTATTATCGTAGGCATCAGTGTAATAATCAATTAAATCCTGCACTATTTCATTTCTATTATTTGTTAATAGAGTAATTGATTCCATATTTTTAACTTTTTTAGCAGCGCTATATAAAAATTTAAATCCAGAATCTTCTTTTTTCTTTAAATCTACCTGATGTGTATCACCACATACAATCATTTTGGACCTTTTTCCGATACGAGTTGAGATCATTTCCATTTGATCATGTGTAACATTTTGTGCTTCATCTACTATAATAATAGAATCTAAAAATGTTCTACCTCGCATAAAGGATACAGGTACAATTTCTATTTTACCATCTTCAATAAATTTTTCTATTTTTACTTTATCATATAATAGAAACATATTTTGATAAATGGGTTGAACCCAAGGATCCATTTTTTCTCTTAAATCTCCAGGTAAAAATCCAATTTCTTCTTTGGATACAGTTGGTCGTGTGATTATTACTTTATCGTATTGTCGTCTGAATAGGCCATCTAATGCAATATTACATGCTAATAACGTTTTTCCAGAACCTGCTTGCCCCGCTAATAGTGTGACTGTATTATTTAATATTTTAGCTTTTGCTTCTTTTTGCTCCTCGTTTAATTGTAATTTAAATTTGATTGGGTTTTTTGGAATCCTCTTTGGACGATATACATCATCCGTATGGGGTTTACTTGGCATAAAACGGTTTTTTTAAGGGTTAATGTATGAAAGAACGTTCACATATAAATATAAAAAAAATCCCGCCTTACGGGGCGGGATTCTTTAAATAAGTAAAATTCTTATCTTAGATTACATTTAATCCAGATACATTTACTTTACCATAGAATTCAGGACGTACCATTTTCTTAGCGTAACGAGTCATGATACCTTTTCTTGGAGTGAAGGTATTAGGATCGTACACTAGAGGTGTCATGATTAATGGAATATATGGAGCATATACAGCACCACTTTCTAGGAATTGATTTCCTCTAAAGCCCATCAAGATTGTAGATTCAGTCATGTATGGGTTCTTGTACACTTTGTAACGGCTGTTTAAAGCACCGATTTTCTGTACACCAAATGCATAGTTAGCTTTAGTTACATCACCATCAGTATCAGCAGCAAATCCTGGAATTGATTCTAGTACAGTTGCTACAGTTGGAGATACTACCATAAAGTTAGCACCACCACGTAGAGTTTTCTGGTGAATCAAGTTAGAAATTTTC